GCAACGTCTGCTCTCCGTCAATTATTAGATGCGGGCACATTGTCAAATTTACCAGCAGGATTTAAACAAAGAGGTGTTAGAGTTAGAGACGAAGCAGCTCCTATACAACCTGGTGAGTTTAAAGACGTAGATGCTCCAGGTGGTAGTTTGAGAGATGCATTCTTCCCATTACCATACAAAGAGCCATCACAAACATTATTAAATTTATTAGGTATAGTTGTACAAGCAGGACAAAGATTTGCTGCGATAGCTGACATGCAAGTTGGTGACGGTAATCAAGGTGCAGCTGTTGGTACAACGATTGCATTATTAGAACGTGGTTCAAGAGTAATGTCTGCTATACACAAAAGATGTTATGCAGCGATGAAAGATGAGTTTAAATTATTATCAAAAGCTGTAGCACAATATTTACCACCAGAATATCCATACGATGTAGTTGGTGGTGCAAGAAACGTGAAGCAAACAGACTTTGACGATAGAATAGATGTCATACCAGTTGCAGATCCAAATATATTTTCTATGTCTCAAAGAATTACTTTAGCACAAACACAATTACAAATTGCTACATCAAATCCACAGCTACATAACATGTATCAAATATACAGAAACATGTACGAGGCAATAGGTGTTAAAAATGTAGATGCAGTTTTACCACCGCCTGCACCAACAGCACCAATGGACCCAAGTATGGAGCACATAAATGCTTTGACTGGTAAACCATTCCAAGCTTTTCCTGGTCAAGATCACCAAGCACACATAACTGCACATTTAAATTTCATGTCAACTAACATTGTTAGAAATAATCCTGCTGTTATGGCTGCGATACAAAAAAATATTTTAGAGCACATATCAATTATGGCTCAAGAGCAAGTAGAATTAGAGTTTAGAGAGCAGCTTTTAGAAATGCAAATGATGCAACAACAAGCAGTGATAGATCCAATGGTCCAACAAAGACTACAATCTATGATAAATCAAGTTGAAGCTAGAAAATCTATACTTGTTGCAGAGATGACAGAAGATTTTATGAAAGAAGAGAAGAAAATTACATCACAATTTGACTCTGATCCACTTCTAAAACTAAAATCTAGAGAAGTTGACCTACGTGCGATGGAAAATGAGCGTAAAAAAGACTACGACAAAGCACAAATCGACATTGCAAAAGCAAGATTGATGCAACAAGGCGACATTGCAGAAGATAAAATGGAACAAAACGAAGATTTAGCTAAATTAAGAGCAGGTGTAAGCCTTGCAAAGACAGGAATTGACCAAGCCAAGGTCATGATAGAGGATTAATTATGCCATTAAACAAAAAAGGTAAAAAAATTATGAAATCTATGAAGAAACAATACGGCAAAAAGAAGGGTGAAAAGATATTCTATGCATCTAAGAACAAAGGTGTTATAAAAGGAGTAAAAAAAGGAGCATAAATGCAAAAACTAGATAAAATACAAGAAGTTAAAGTTGCAGAGCAAAGTATTGAGGTCGATCCTAGATCTAAAACTACTGCAGACAAAGCTTTTAACTATATTGCAACAGGAAAACCTGAAATGCCAGTAGGCGGACAAAAAAGAATGTTGCCAGAAAAGAAAAGAAACTCAAAAGCGTACTAATGGCCTGGTTTAGTTTAGCAAAACTAGCATTAAACGCTGGGACGCATATTTATAAAAAGCGTCAAGAGACGAAAATGGCTATGGCGGATGCACAACACATGCACGCTAGAAAAATGGCCGATGGTCAGTCCGAATATCAGGGCAAATT